ACGAGGTGTCGTAGCCTTCGAACTCAATCACCGCGTTCGTGTCGACGTCCGAGGCGCGGATGATCTTGTTCGTGAGGCGAGACCAGCCGCTGGTGACCTCGATGAAGTCGCCCTCGACGACGTTGTGTCCGCCTTCGAGCGTGGCGATGGGCGGTGCTGCGTTCGTCAGACCCGACATGGTCTTGGCGGCTCCGTAGCCGGATGCGATGTAGACGGTTGACCCGTTGGCAATTTGGACAGTCATTTCGATTCCCTTCAGACGTAAAAAAACCGCCCGAGGGCGGTTGCGCTTGCCGGTGTTGGCCGGCGGTAGTTACAAAAAAGCCCGCACTAGGCGGGCTCGGCTTGGAATGAGTTGAGGATCAGGGTGTCGGGACGACGTCCAGCACCAGGGCGTCGACGGCCTGCACGCTCGCTTGCACCGCCGCCATCGCGGCGTCGACTTCCGGAGTCGTCGCGCCGGCAGCGTCGAGCGCGGCCTGGAGATTGGCGACCGCCTCGAGCAGCGAGGTCGTTTCCGTCCCGATCTTGGTGACGGAGGCGTTGAGGTTCGTCAGGTTCTGGAGAAGTTCGGCTTGGTTCATTGCGATGTCCTTTCTGAGGTGTTGGACGTAATCGAGTGCAGGCTTGAGCAACCACGCTCGCAACAGCACGGAGAGGGAATCGGACATGTTGTCAGGCATACCAGAAGGAGAAGTCCTGCATCGTTCCGTACAGTTGCGTCTCGGGTTCATAGACGGCCACAGGAGCCGCCAGGACGGTCGTCATCAGCGCGTCCTCGGAACGGAGTGCGTCCTCCACCAGTCTGGACAACGCCGCGGCCTGGAGCCTCGTGGCGCCCCAGACGTTGATCTGGAAGCGAGCGTTCTTCAGACTCGGAGTCGTCGGGTCCATGAAGTTCACTGCCTGGCCACCGACTTGCTGGTAGGTGATCCTCGGCAGCGCTGTCACGTCTTGCGGCGCGAGATCCTGGTACACGCGGCGCGACGCAAGACCCTGCAGTGTCTGGAAGATGGTGGCTTCGATGCTCATACGACACCCTCGGATAGGCGCTGCTCCATGCGTGCCTTGCCTGCAGCAATTGCCTCTCCGACGTGATCGAACGCCGGACGGATGAACGGGTAGGCCGGCGCGCGGGAAGTCCCGAACTCGACCAGATGACCGTGCGGCGCCTTCCTGCGATCCCAGCTGAGCCGATAGGTCTTCCTTTCGTCCGTCGACCGCTTGGCCGAGTAGGCGCGATAGATCGAGGACGCGAGCTTGCCGGTCTTGCGTTTCGGGAATCGCTCGCCTGCAAGCCCTGATGCGTTGGTCACTGCCTCGTCGTACATGACCTTCGCCATCGCGGCCACGCCGGAGAAGAGCACCTTCTCCTGCACCGCCTTCTCGAATCTGGACAGATCCGACGCAAGGTTGCCAGTCAGCTTCGTGTTGACTTGGATGCTCATACTGCCGCCTTGATGCGTTTGAACGCGAACGAGTAGATCGCTTCCCTGCCGGCCTTGATCTCGAAGTCCTGCAAGTCCAGCAATAGGAACCCATGCCACTCCATCCAGTTCACGAACCCGGCCTCCTCGAAGTAGTAGAGATGCTCTCCGGGACGGTAGTGTTTCGACCGGCGGATCGCGTCGATGCTCTCGAAGATCGGGATCGACGCGAACAGGTGAGACCCGACCGGAACGTGCCTGAAGTACTCCTCAGGCTCCGGCACATGTTCGATCACGTCCCAGAAACTGAACGACTCGAACTCCTCCAGCCTATCCACCCACAAGTCGTGCTGCTTCAACCACTGGATCGCCACCGGATTGATATCCCTGCCGAAGGTGTTCGGACGGTACTTGATGAACTCCCCGGAGCCGATCCCGATGTCGACCGTCCCGCCAATGCCGACGTACTTGTTCACCAGCGAAGCACGTCCGACGTTGATCAGTCGAGCGATGGCACTGTCCTCGTAGCTGATGTACTTGCGCCAGTAGTCGATGCCGTAGTCCACGACGAACCCGCGATCCCTCTGGTATGCGATTCCGTGGTCGTGGCACAGCGCCAGGTCTCCGTCGATTTCGAGTGGCAGTGTCGCGATCAACCGGTCAAGCACGGCGCTGCCAGTACGCAAAACAGTCCACGTCGGCGACGGTAACTTCTTCCTTCGGCAACGAGTTCACTAGGTTCCACACCGGAACCTGCAATGGCCAGTATTCGTGGAACAGCACCCGGCCGCATCGCTTTACCAGTTCGAAGTCCGTTCGCGTGTCGTTCAGGTGATCGCCGTCGACGTAGCAGAAGTCGAAGTCCATCCCCGAGACGACGGCCTCCTTCTCGACGTTGTTCATCACGTCGTGGAACAGGATGTTCCTGATACCGAGGTGCGAACAGATGGAATGCTTCAGCAGATTCCTCACCCTCACGTCCACGCTGACACAGATCACCCTCTTGAAGTACTTCGACAGCATCACCGCCGTGATGCCGTGATATGTCCCGATCTCTAGGCATGTGTGTCCCTTGGCACCTATGCGCCGCAGGAACCTATCGAACTCCATGCACGCACTCGATCTGGTGAACGCCTCGGGTCCGAACTCGCGGAGGATCTCCTTCATGTACCGATCCGCGAACGGTCCGGTCGTGATGTTCCCGACGATCGGTTCCGGATTCTTTGTGTGACTCAATGAACGACCTCTGCCAGCAGGATCTTCTCCAGCGTGGCGTCAACAGATATCGGATACCTGCACATGTTCTCGGCCAGCCAGCGTCTCTCCGAGTCCGGCCGGTGGCAGATGGGATCGGTCGGATCTCCCGGCCTCCACTTCTCGTCCAGGTTGTGAATGCCGCTCGCGAAGAAGTCGAATCCCGTGATGTAGACACTGGCCGGATCGTGCTTCAGCACTTCGAAGATGGCCGCGAACCCGGTCGTCGGAACGTGCCTGCCAAGGGTTTCGAACGTCTCCATGAACTCATCCAGGCTCGGCACATACGTCGGAACGAACCACCAGGACTTCCTCTCGGCGTAGATGTATCTGAAGTCGATGCCTCGGAGCTTTCGATTAACCCGGTGCCACTTCGACTCCATGAACTGCGCGTCTGGACACTTGCAGATGCACAGCTGCACGCCGTCGGCCTCGAGATCGGCCTTTGGCTTGCGGATCGATTTTCCGAAGAACGAGTAGAAGACGTCTGTCCGGCTGCCAGTTTCCGCAGTCAGCTTGTAGTTGTTCACCCGCACCACGACTTCGTGACCGTCGATGAACCCAGGGACATTTCCAAGGACACCTGGACCACTACCAACTATCGCCACGCGCTTGTGCCTGAACGCCGCGTCGACCGTTTCATTTCCGCAGAAAAGCATCGCACGCATCCCCGATCTCGGAGTCAGTGCAGTCGTCCACCACAAAACTGGATGAAGCACGCAGAACCTTCTGCGGAGTGATCTGCCGCACGTACAGATGCTTCGCGTTCAATCCCCTGCGCGACCAGACGAACAGCGCAGGCTTCCCAAAACTCTCCGCCAGTGGCACCAGGTAGCTGCAGTAGCCCAGGAACCTGTCCGCCGCCGAAGCGACGTCGATCAGTTCGGCGACGCTCGTCTGGTTGACCAGATCCAGGTCGATCCCGGAGAACTTGAACAGCGCGTCGCCGGCTCCGACCTGGACGATCCTGTGCGACTGCTTCGCCCTGTCGATCACCGACTGGATCACCTCGCACCGCGGCAGCAACTCGGCGCCGAACCCGTCCGTACGTCCCATCGGCAGCCGCGGAACCTGCACCACCAGGATCGGCTTCTGACCCAGCAACGCGATCAGTCGCGGATTCGTCGGAGTCCAGTCCATCTTCAGTTCCACCGGATCGCGAATGCCTGCCGAGATGCAGCAGTCCTCGAACTGCGTCGTCCCGGCCACGCCCTTGCGCATCGTGTAGTGCGCAGTGATGTCCGCCTTGCGGCTGAACGGGATGATCTCAACCCTGTTGCCGTGCGGCCTGAAGACGTCCGGCCAGTCCGACCTCACCGCCAGGCGCTGTCCGAGTCCTACCAGGTGCCTGACGACGCCCTGCACATACAACGCATCGCCGATCCCGCGTCCGCCGCGGATCGTCTTCAAAGGGACTCGGCGAGATCACCCCGCGGCCAGCACGTCAGCGCCGTTTGCCTCGAGCAGTTGATCACATCGATGCCTTTCGTGATCCTCGAGACAGCTTCGAACTGCTTCGGCCAGTTCGCGATCGTCCGTGCGTTGCCTAGCGATGCAGGATGGTCGCCGTGCCAGTGGACTCGGCCTCCTGTCTTCTGGCAGTCAAAGCCCAGCAGGACGATCTTCGCGGCTCCCGCAGAAACCGCCAGCGAGACAGCAGACGCCCCGGAGTTGCCGGCCGGCTGATACCAGGCCTGGTACAGCAGGGACTTCGCTCCGTACTGCGCCCCCGCCGACGAGCAGGTAAGGCGATCTCCCTTGAACGTCGCCTCCACCTCCTCGCGGTATTCCTTCCACCACTTCCCGTCGTGTGCCAGCAGCGCATCCGCCCACGGACACATCCTGAACGTGGTGTTCGTGACGATGACCGGATGTCCGGAGATCCTGACTGTCTCGCAGTCTTCCTTGGTCAGGCTCGGCCCGCTCGCGATACAGACGACTGTCCGTCCCGTCCATCTTCCTACCCATTCACCCCTCATTCACGCCAGAGGTACACAGCAATGTCGCGTACCTGATCCCGCTGTCAGGGTCTGGAATCACCGCCTCGATGTTGTAGATCGTCGATCGATGCAGCACCCTCATGCTGGCTCGGAACTCGCTTCGGAACCGGACGACGATCCTGGTGTCCACCTTCGACTGCGCCGCGTCGGCAGCCATCAATTCCCGTCCGGACAATGGATGTATATCGGCACTGATGGGACGATCGAAGACCGGCAACCAGCCTCCGACCTCCTCGCCATCGGTGTCCAGTTCGCTCGTGAACTGCTCCACCGTTACCCGGTGCCGCAGTTTCCCGGCCTGGATCACGCCATCCCCTTGCGGACTCGCAGCGGTCTCATCAATGCCTCGGCGGTAGTCGCCACCGCTGACGTCGTCCCCGCCGTCGCGTTCTCTCGGCTGCAGTACAAGTCACCCAACGTCAGCAGCACGGCCTGGCGCAACGCCTTCGGAAGTGCCTCACCGCCGTCGGTGTCGACTCCGTAGCCGGCGAGGTAGCGGATCTTGATCACGTTCGTGGCCGCGGTGACCGTAGGCCAGGAAGCGGCGACCGGTGTCAGCATCGCCGGCGAGACGTAATCGTTCAGCGTGAAATCCGTCGCGGCGAGCTCGTCGTCGCTCTCGTCACCCCAGGAGACGGAAAGGACTTCGCGCACCGGACCCATCGGCAGTTCGATCGCCAGGCCGTCCGACGAACTCGGAAACTCGTCCAGCGCGATCTCCAGCGTGCGCGTGCTGAACGCCAGGCCGGTGAAGTTCTCGCAGTGCTCGCGAGCTGCTGAGGCCATCGCCTCGATCATGGCGTCGTCCGTCGGATCGACATCGCTGTCGCCGTAGGACTGCGCCTCGAGGTGCTGACGGCATTCCTCGGTCGTCAGCGGTTCGTCGATCGGAGCGACGACGACCTTCGGAGTCATTTCGTCTCCTTCGCATCGCGACCGCGCTTGACTGCCAGGCGCCAGTCGGGAGAATCACCGCCTGGAGTGGATGCCGTGTCTCGCTGCGCGATCCAGAAACTCCCGCCCCACGTGACGCCGTCGCCTTCCCTGTGCCTGGCACCGGATCGGTAAACGCCGCGGTCGAGTGGGATCGGCAGCCGGATCATCTTGCTGATGGTTCGTTCGCCGGACTTGAGTTTCAGGATAAGTTCCCTGCCGTCCTTGAGTTCGGCATCGAAGTCGTCGAGATGGAATCCGTCGAGTCCGTTGCGGCCGTCCGAACCGTCCCTGCCGTCCTTGCCGTCTATCCCGTCCTTGCCCACAAGACCACGGTCACCGCGCTGGCCATCGACACCAGGAGCACCGTCACGACCATCACGACCTGGCGGTCCTTCCGGTCCTGTCTCTCCTTGCATTCCTTGCGATCCGGGTGATCCGTCGACGCCGTCGGTTCCGTTTCGTCCATCGATCCCCTTCTCACCGCGTTCACCAGGCGCCCCGTCCTTCCCGTTCAGCCCGTCGGCGCCACGCATTCCGTAGAGACCTTTTTCGCCGCGCTCGCCTTGCGCGCCGGCGGTCCCGTCCTTGCCGTCGATCCCGTTGCGGCCGTCCAGACCCTTCTCGCCGCGCTCTCCAGTGGCGCCGTCGATCCCGTTGCGGCCGTCCAGTCCTTTCTCGCCGGCGGCGCCTTGCGGACCCGGTATCGGAGCCCTCGCCTCGAGAGTGGCCAGGCGTTCGAGCAGAGGTGCCACGGAGCGTCCGACGTATCCTTTGATGCTGACGAACATGTCGTCGGTGATGCGAGCGAATTCGTCGTTCATCGTTTAGACCTCTTCCAGTTCAAATGTCGCTGCCATCACCAGCGCGATGATTCGTTCGTCATCGATCAGTTGAAGATCCTCGATCGTCGGCCGCTTGATCGCCGACGGCACCCACAGGCCACCACCTCCTCCGCCGACGGTGACGATGCCGACTTGACCGGCTCCGGACACTTCCGCAGAGCCGGCCACCAGCGAGCCGACTGCGTCGTGGGTGACCGGCAACGGCGTATGTACGGCCGCGCCTGCAACAGTCGCGCTGCCGGCCTCCAGCGCTCCAGTCGACGCATGAAGCGTCAGATGGCTCGC